GACCCTGGGCTCGTAGTCGTCCCCGCTAACAACGCGGCCTAGCCGCGGTTATATTGGAGCGCCCGGTTAACAAGAACCGGGCCTGCCACGGCTGCGCCAGCCGCACCAATACCATACGCTACATTGCGCACAGTAGATGCGACCGCGTCCACCGCACTCGCTACCCCGTCGACCATATCTAATCCCCGTTCCATTATTGTCCGGTAGCCTGCGCTGATACCGCGCATCGCACCGTCGTCTCTTGCTGGAGCCGGCGATGCCATACGGGTCATGAACGAGCTGACTTCCGGAACTAGCTCAAGCACCTGGCGGATTTCAACAAGCCAAGATTGCGGTGAGGTCGTGTCTGCGCCCTCAAGGAAAATCTGGTATTGCTGCATCCCATTGGCGTAAAAGCACGTGTAATTTCCAGGCTCATGAAATACTCTCATTCGTACCTCATCAGCTGGTATACCCGTGACAAATACTCCCCGCTTCGCGGGTGAGTACAGCGTCCGCGTAGCAACGGACGTATACGTCAGTGCTAAATCACCTCCTGCCACATCAGGTACATCCGATGTGCGCATGATTGGCTTCACAGCAAGGAGACCACCGTTATAATAGTCATTCCCCATATACGTAACGCGAATACTAGCAGCGGTACACCGCATGCCAGAAACACTACCCGTGAAGGTAGCGTATGTCGAGGACGCATGTCCAGCATCCCACGACGTAATATTCGCACCCGTAAACACGGCATGATAATAAAGATAAACCGGTTGTGTGAAGCACACATACACGCACGCACGGCCATTAGCGTCAGGAGTCAAGCTAAATACAGATTTCTCATGGTAGGGGATGGTCGCTTGGGCGGACCCATCAGGGAGCCGCAACGGGTCCCCCTCTGTCAGCATGTACCGACTGAGAGCGGGAACGCGAGCCCTTGGACCTCCAATCCTTACGTTCTTTCGCAGTTTTTGCAGTTGCTGCTGCTTTCGCCTTGCCTTTGCCTTCGACTTGGCTGCCATTCAAGGGTACTGAGCTTGAATCTTGGTTTAAAGTACGTTCGGGCTTTAGTGCACTCGGCCCGGCAACGAACTCGCCGTTCACCACAATGTCCATCTCTGGTTGCGGCACGGCCTCGTAACGCACAAGCGGGGGCCCATGCATCAACGAGTCTGCAGTCTCAAGCCTGGCGCGAAAAACGTCATAGTCTATATCGGGTAATTCTCTCTCCATATAGGCGTTCATCCATTGGTCAGTGTTCTCGTTGGGATACGATTGCTCTGACCCATACAGACCATTTTCATTCCGAGAATTGTACGAAGTGTCGACTGTCAATCTCACGACACTCGGTTTCGGAACTTTCTTGACAATGTTCTTCGCGATAGCGCCGAGGATCGGGGTGTTGGCATCATTGACTAATACCGACTCCGCTTTCTCGTACGCCTTGTCCTCGAACGACTGGCCGAGCTCCAAATGCGACGCGGTACAGAACCTTCGCAAAGCTCGGCGTAGGCAAGCACAACTTGACGCATCACCTCCCCAAACGTACGGGGAGTATTGGCGCGACAGGAACGTTACACCACTGGGATCGCAACGTTTGCGTGTGATAGCAGTGGCTACGTGTCCCAATTTCCTAGCCGCGTCACAATAAAAGGACTCCGCAAGCCCACCAATCAATGAATCATCGCCGCCCACCACCACGCCACGCTCCAAAAGTTGCATGGCGCGCTCGTGACTGCTGACATCGCGATCTCCGAAAACGGACATCCTCATGCCCAAATACACAATGAAGGCGTTTTCCAGCGTGTTGAACGCTGATGTCTCCGGCGAGCCGGACAGCCGTGACTGTCCGGTGTGGTACTTAACGCCATGAGACGTATAGGCCCACAACTCGCGTTGACTGTGCAATAAATCGTGTACATGGTGATGGTATTCCATACGGAAAGCCCTTTTAACCAGCATGTCTGTCAAACGGCGGCCCACGCTCGAAACTCGACCGTCCATCCGGGAGAAATCTCCCTCAATCACCGTTTCCGAATCTTTGCATATACTCGCCACTCTTTCTGCAATCTGCCTCGGTGTTTTCCCGAATGCATACCACGGTTGTGGTTTCAATACAGACTGCGAAAATGCATACATGAACTGCGAATAATGCAACTTGTCTTTCGGATTGATGGTCGTGATGTTACGAGGATCTTTAAAACCACCCGTAGGTTCGATCTTCATGAAGCACCGACCCACTCGTTTTGCCACATCAATCCAGTCCGCGATTCGAAGTATGGACCGTTGAGACGGTCGAGA